AGATGCCGACTACCAAGACGAGGGCGGCATGTTTGAAGGTCGGTACGTCAACGGTGATGACGAGTGTTGGGAACCAATTGAAGAGGGAGAAGAGGAAGATGCGTGAGGATTTAACAAAAAAAGCGATTGCGGTGTTAAGGAATTATCTTGCGGATTTGGATTATTGGTGTGCGGCGTACACTCTTGATGAGGTGAACTCAGTAACAGCAGGACGGGAGTTTAGTTCATTTGAAGAAGTAGAGGCGTACCGAGATGAGCTTAAAGCTATGTTGAAGGAGATTGACGATGCCTGAGATGGACGGTTGGTTTGAAACAGAAAACGGCCTTGAGCCGTTCCTCATCGAAGCTTCATCCCTTGAAGCAGCAGTTTTAGAAATGATCGATTACCATGAAGACTTTGGTCACACGGACATGGAAATAACTTGGGACGATAAAGACGTAACCAAGCAAGTGTATGATATGGCAAAATCTTTTTATATCGCAAGGAAGGGCAAGGAATGCACAAAGTAGATCCAATACAGATTATGTTGAGCGATATCTTTGAAAAGGTGTTCTACAACAGAGAACCAAGCCACAAGGTTTGCGAAGACTGCGACGGTGATGGTTTTATCCAACGAGACGAAGGGGATATTGATCTTACAATTGTGCCTTGCGAACAGTGCGGTGACACTGGAAAACCGAGAACCACGATCTGTCTTGAATGCGAAGGGACTGGTGCTGCTTTTGGTGAAGCGGCACGTCCTCATAATTTCAACCGAGACATAGGGTATCTTGAAGAGCAAGTAATCGAAGGTGGTTGCGAAGAGTGCGGTGGCCTTGGAGAAGTGGAGGTTGAAGAATGAAAAAGTATCGTATTGAAGTCGTTCAGACCAACGTATTTTACGAAGAGGCTGAGAATGAAGAAGAAGCTCGTCACATCGTTGCCGAACACCGCATTTGGAATGAGGATCAAACAGCGCCTGACAGTTACGGCGTTCACTTCAACATAGAGGAGCAAGATAATGGTTAAACGTGTAAGTGAAATTCCTCAAAAGGGAGACACTTTAGCTGATCGCTTAAATTATTCGGTACGAGGTAATCAGTGGTTAAGTGGAAGAGGTCATGGAAGAGTGACCTCTCACGGTAGAGGTCCAACTAAACGTAAAAGTAGAATGAAAAAAGGCATGACCTCCTACATTCGAGATCTCGTGCTTATGTGGCGAGCCGCAAATCGAGAGTTTAATTTAGAGTTTCCTGTAGATCATAATCACTCTTCAGATCTTGCAAACGTCATAGCTCGAAACATGCAGTTTTTTGATTGCTCCATCATATTCGATTACGTTTTTGACAATGTCGAAGAAATGTATCCAGATCAAGAAGTACCGCCATCTATCGATGCAGTATTGCCCGCTGACAATGTAGGTCTTTATGTAGACAGCCCTGAGATAAATTATGAACTGTTCTTTTATTGCATTCCCGTGTTAGGCGGCGCTGATCCAAATGATGAAGAATACTATCGACGC